CGGGGGCGATGCGCGCAATGTCGGAGGGGACGGTGATCATGGAGTCGAAGTCCGGGATCTCTCCCGTGTCCGCGTCGTAGATCGCCGGAGAGGCGTCGACGAGGGTGCGCCGGGCCGTGTAGTCCCCGGCCCGCTCGATGGACTTCACGAGCAGTTCGGCGGTCTCGCGGCTGGCTTCGCCGAACATGGCCAGATCGCCCTCGGCCGGTCCGGAGGCCAGGGGGACGGAGGCCGACAGGGTGAGCGTGTCGGTCTCGCCCGCCGCGGTGTCGACGGAGAGCACCAGGCTCGTGTTGTCGGCGTCGGCCAGGCGGAACCGGCAGGCGTAGAGCTTTCCCGCCTCCATGACGACCGGCTCGTCCAGGCCGACCCCCGTGATCGTGTCGGCGGGGCTGCCCGTGGTGACGAGTTCCTTCACCCGGCCCCAGCCGGATCCCCAGAGGGGGACGTCGTGGGAGACGCGCACCTTCGAGCCGCGGCGCACGACGAGGTGCTCGAAGTCCTGGTAGAGGCTGTAGATCTCGGGCCGCAGCCGGGCCTGGGCGATGTGGAAGCGGCCGAAGCGCCAGACCAGCTCGGGGTCCGTCACCCCGGGGAACTCGATCCCCTCGAAGCGCGTGGCGTTGGCGACGCTGTAGCCGTCGTCGTAGACGACCCGCTCGTCCTGCTGGTAGTCGCTGTCCTCGTTGACGAAGCGCACCCGGAACCCGTGGGGCCGGTCGTAGAGCACTTTCTCGGAGGAAAAGCCCCAGGAGTTGCGGGGCGTGATGTGCTGCACGACGGGGCGGTCGTCGGTGTCCATCACGACGCCCCACTTGCCGTCGGTCAGCGTCGGGGCCGCGCGGCCAGCGGCGGCGATGTCGGCCAGGACGTCCCAGACGGAGCTCTTGAAATCCCGCACCATGTTGAACGTGAAGCCCTCGGTCTCGCAGAACTCGTACCACTCGCCCAGCACGGCGTCGTCGATCTGGGCCGCCGTGCGGGGGCGGGCGTTGGCGTTGTGCATCAGGACGTGGCGGAACAGGGCGGCGGGGTTCTGGGTCTCGGCCGCGGCGCCCCAGGCCGCGGGGGAGCCGGTCCAAACCGGGCAGACGGACGTGACGACGGCGTTGAGCGAGTCGATGACGCCCTGGAGCTGCTCGGTGGCCTTGATGCGCAGCGCCGTCATGGCCAGGGGATGCCCGAACTGCACGGGGGCGTCGTTGCGGAAGCCCCGCATGGTGGACCAGTGGACGTCGTCGAGGATGCGCGCCTCGTCCGTGTCGGCCGTGATCCGGGTGAGGGCCACCTCGTAGCGCTTCGTGCGGTCCACCACCCAGTGGCGGCCCACGCGCAGGGCCGACGCCGTCGCGTCGGTCACATTGAACGAGGTCTTCAGCACGGAGCCGGCGGCCACGGTGATCTCCGCCTCTCCCGTCACCGTGACGGCACATCCCGTCACCTCGGCGTGGCTGAATGTCTGCAGGCCGTAGATGTCGTACAGCGTGTAGAACTGGGCGATCCGGTAGCTGTTGTCGATCTCCGCCGTGCCCCGCTCGATCGAGACGTAGCCGCTGGTGTGGACGTAGACCGAAAAGGTCCAGTTGCCGAACCAGCTGACGGCGAAAGCGCCGCCGGCGATGGGGATGGAGGTCGACAGGTCGATCCAGGTCCCCGAGCCCACCTCCCGGTATTCGAGTTTGACGTTGACGGTGTGGTTGGTGCGGGCCCCGCTGTCGCTGATGTAGGCCAGGCCGTAGGGGAAGACGAGGTCGACGCTCAGCTCGTCCACGCCCTCGGGCGCGGTGCGGACCACCTGCCCGCCGGCCTGGGTGAGCAGCACGCCGATCCCCTGCTGGTCCACGAAGGAGCTCACCAGGGTGGGGTCCGGGTCGTCGTCGGAGCCCGGCAGCGTCTCGATCACCACGTCGGCATACTGTTCGATCGGGGTGTCGCCGATCCGGATGTTCGTGACGCTCAGCGGCCCGTAGCCCCAGATAAAGAGCATCCGGAGATATTCGTCGTTGCCCAGGATCTCGGTGTAGGGACGGCTCCCCAGGGGCGGGTAGAAGCGGTGCCGGCCCAGGACGACGGGCACGGTGCCGAAGGGCTGCGCCGCGTTGCGGGATCCCGACAGGCTGTAGGTGGGGCTGTCGGCGTAGCTCTGCGCCCCGCCGGTGAGCTCGGGCGCCCGGATGGGGGCGATGGCGTTGACCAGCATCCCGCCCGCCGTCATGACCGCGGCCGAGGTGAGGGCCGTCACCGTGGAGACGCCGGCCGCCGAGGTGACGCCCAGGCTTCCCGCGATCGTGGCCCCGTAGAGCTGCCCCGTGGCCACGGCCGCCACCACCACGGCGATCGTCAGCAGCGTGCGCAGGGGGTCCTTGCCGCCCCCGCCGTGGACGGGCACGCCGATCAGGACGTGGGCGCCAGCGGGCGGCAGCTCGTGCCAGCGGGCACGGGGGACCGGGTCGCCGTCGATCTCGACCGTCACGCCGGGGCAGCCGCACCCGGCCCGCATGACGATCTGGTAGACGCTCAGGCCCTCGGGGACGGTGACGACCCGGGGCGCCCGGAACGGGGCGGGGGAAACGATGATGTTGCGCTCATTCGGCATGACGGAAAAACCCCTCGATGCGGTTGCGCCACTGCGGGCCGGTGTACTCCTCGACGCAGGACTCGATCCCGGCCATGACGTGCAGCATCCGGCCCTTCGATGCCACCACGCCGACGTGGCAGGGAAGCCCCTGGATCCGCAGCAGGGCCACGTCGTAGACGCGGGGGCTCTCCACCCGCGTCCAGCGCTTCCGCTCTTCCCGGGCCACGCCCGCCGCGTTCCGGAGGGACTCCGGCGACTCGTCCCGGTAGGCCCCGGGAAACTCCGGCAGCGAAACGCCGAGGCGCTCGCGGTAGACCATCACCACCAGGCCCCAACAGTCCAGCCCCTCGCGGGTGCGGCCGTCGGCCCGGAAGGGGATGCCGGTGTAGGCGTCGGACCACATCAGAACAGCCCCGGGAACTGGCTGGGCGTGAAGCTGCCCGCCGGGAAGGGCTCGCGCTCCAGGGTCTCGAGTTTGAGCGTCCCGCTGATTGTGGCCGCGTCGTAGCGGATGTTGGTGAGTAAAAACTCCGGCCACTGCGCCTCGACGGTGTCCAGGGCGTTGTCCAGAACGATCTCCACGTTGACCGAGACGGGCGTGAAGATCTCCCGGATTGGCTGCGTGTAGGCCCGGTGGACGTTGTCGAAGCTGATCGTCATCTCGCCCGGGCCCTCGTCGGTGTCCGAGGGCAGTTTGATCTCGAGGGGCAGGAAGACGTAGGTCTGCCCCCGCGAGACCGTCCCGTAGACGATCTCCGTGACCGACGAAAGCGACTCGATGCGCTGCGTGGGGTCCGAGCTGATCCGGATCGGGACGGCGAGGTCCTCGTGCGTCAGGGTCAGCAGGGCGATCACCACCCGGCCCGTCTCGGCCGCGTAGGCGGCCTGCCTGAAATCGGCGCTCACCGTCATGGCAGGATCTCCAGGCTCATGCCGACCTCGAAGGCGTCAGGGCCGAAGGCGGCGATCGTGTAGGGGGCCGTGAAGCGCATCTCCACGGCCGTCGCGCTGTCCCAGGGGTCGACCCAGTTGAAGCGCAGCGAACCGTCAAGCAGGTCCTCGTGATAGAAGTCCTTGAAATCGTCCAGCTCGGCCGCGGTCATGACCATCTTGCCCGTGACGGGGCGGACGGCGCAGCTGGCCCGGCGGCGGACCTTGGCGGGCCCGGCGTCCATGGCCGAGCGGATATTCGTGTCCGGAGCCGCCTCGCCGTAGCCGTCCATGGAGAGCGCCTGCGGAATCGTGATGGGCCAGTCTGCCATTCATCCCCCTTTCAGCGGCTCACGAGCCGCTCGCGGGCCCCGTAGGTCTGCCTGAGGACCTTGTTGGACGAGCTTCCGAACTGCCCGAGCTTCTTCGCCACGGCCTGGTCGATGATGACGTCGATCTCCTGGCCCTGCTGCGTCTCGCGGCTCTGCGTCGAGATGTCGGCCCCCGTGCGGTCGATGATGTTCACCGTGACGCCGCCGCCCCCGATCGCCTGGCCGAGGGCCTTCATCTGGCCGGGCGTGAAAACGCCCTCGTCCTTGCGCAGGACGGCCATCTGCTCGCCGGGGCCGACGCCCGAGTGGTAGCGGGGCAGGCTCTCGGGGTTGACGCCGACGACGAAGCGCCGGCCGCCCTCGGCGCCGACGATGCCGCCCGTGTGATAGTTGAAG